CCGACCGGACGCCTGTGTAGAAATTCGGTTCTGCATCTACTTGCCGGGCTATCTCTCGAAGCTGTCTCTGCTTGAAATATTGAAAGGCCCAACTGTGGATACCCGGACCCGGGAATCCTAATGCGTCTCGTGTTTCGGTTCCCACGGCAAACTCTTTCAGTGTGACGGGTGATTCAAGAATAATCAAGTCCCAACCGTAGGTTTCACACACGTCTATCACGTGGTCTATGTTCTCTTGAATTCCGGAATTAGTATCCAGATAGACCGTGTAATCTATGTCTCTATGCTCATGTGCGTGGTGTGTGGAGGCCACCGAGTCGTTGCCACCACTGAACAGTGCAAAGTCTGTTGCACTCGGGTCAATGTCTTCGGCGTCTGTGATAACCATTGTATTGTTTTACTCGTGGAGTTCAACCGTCACTGCACCGTTGTTTGCCGTGATACCGTCCGATTGAAGCGGGTGGTCGGTGTCCGTAAGCGTCCACGTGTTGCCGTCTGCCTCAACCGTGGCCGTCATCTTACCTTTCCACGTGCTAAAGCTAATGTCGGCCACTTCTCCGGTTTCGCCCATGCCGTTCCCCGTGACCGTAACCGTGTCGCCTGCGGTGAGTTCAGTGATTGATTCGACCGTGGTAGCGTTGTGTGCTTCCATATTAGTATTGTATACCTATGGGTATATAAATGTATCCATGTAGGGATACACACAGACAAAACAGGCTTATCTCTCACTACCCAAATCTACACTGCCCGCTTGAGCCTCTGCACGTCGGTGTGTTCGCTCCAATATCTTGTGCATGCATCTGGCCGTGGCCGTATCCTGTCGCAAGGCTTGGCGCTTACACCGCTCTTGGGTCATCCACTCGCATTTGTCTGCGTCCGTCATGGATTCCCAATTGGCGGGTAAGTTGTAGTCGTGTCTCATATGAGAGGTATACACACAGTCGATTGTAAACCTATTCGCTCATTATAGTTCGTCGTCTAAGAGGAATTGCCACGTCACCCGCCGTTCGTCCGACATGCCAAAGGCCCACCCTAAGTCTCGTTGCATACTCACGTCTGGTGATCCAATCCGAGAGGCAAAATCACTTCCCGGTTTCGGGCTGGGTGCAGAAAATACAGGATACTTATTGTTGATTTTGTCAAAGCCGGGTGTGTGGTGGTGGCCTTTCATACTCAAATCAAACTGGTTTTCATCTTGCCACCCACGCCATTGAGCTTGTGACTTGCTTGTTTTGTCAATGTGTGGCCGTGAGTTATCCCCGTGGCGCATATGCACACGCCACCCCCGGACAGTCGTGTTCAGTTGGTTCTTTGTCTCGGCATATTTAAAGTCTATATTGTCATATCCAGAGTCTCGTAGTCGGTCGTCCAACCACCCATACGTGAGTACGTCCGTGTTGGCTCCGATTGCAGCACTCGGTTTGTCCGTGCCGTGATTGCCGGGGATGGCTCTAATCTGCAACGTCTCAAAGGCTTCTGATAGCGTCACACACAACTGATAGAGTGCAGACACGGATTGCTCTACCTGTTCGTTCAGACCCGCATCAACGTGCTTCCACTGGCCTTCGTAGATTCCTGTGCCGGTTGCAATATCCCCGAGTAGGTGCAGCACACAGTCATCAAACCCAACCATGCTTTCCATCATCTGCTTGATTCCCAACGCCTTTTGAGCAAACGTCTCTAAGAGGTTGGCGGCAGTTTCTGAGTCATAGAGTTTGTGAGTCTGGTACTCTCCGGCGTCATCATCCCAAAACTCCTTTTCGACAACGTCGCCAAAGTGCAAATCAGACAGGATCAGACAAAACGTTTCGTTACCTCGGGTTTCTACCGGGTCTGCTTGCAGGGGTTCGGTTCGACGCAATCGACGCATCAACGTCTTCTTTTCTTCTTCGATTAGGCCGGTTGCCTCTTTGGTAATGGATTGTTTGTGTCGGGTAGAGATAGAACGCAACTGTTGCCCACCAGAAGCAAGGAACCACTGGTTCGCATCTTTGTCCTTCCGAATGTCCACGCCCATATCCACCAGTGAACGCTTGTGGTCACTCACCGTTGATTTGGAGATACCTAACCGAGTGGCTATCTGTTGTGTACTTGCAGGGAGGCAATCGACGAACTCTTGTTGCCGGTCGGTAAGCTCAAAGTCCATACCACGTGTTTACCAACGAGTTGTGCTAAACGTTTGGCCTGTCGTGGCAATACTTGTGTGTTTAGTCGTCGTCTGCTTGTTCAAGCAGTCGGTTAAACAGATGATTCCACGTCTCGTATTGGGTCTTTTCTTCTTGTAGCCGGTCGTACATATCCACGTCAATCTTGAGGTTTTTGCGTTTTGTCATGCCCATGCCTCCAAACTCATTGTGCTACGGGTTGCCTTTGTGTAAGCATCCGTGAGTTGGTATGCGTTGGTTTCTGCCAGACTATACCGCCCTCTTGAACTACCCTCACCGTTTAAGATACTTATTGGCCGTTGTTTCAGTTCTGCGTCAATCAGCGACCCATTGATAGCCGCCTGTTCAGGTGTGCTACAGTCTACACTCTGCACCAACTCGGGATTGTTAGCAACCGCGTTTACAAGCGTCATTGATCCACCTACGCCAAGTGCATGGGCATATGGTTTGTCACCTGCAACACGTCGGAATTTCTCTAAGGCAGCTACCTGTTCCCGTGCAGAGTAATGAAATGCAATACCACCGAGACAGTAGGCCGAATAATCAGGTAACTCCCTATAATGCTTATCGTATGGGGGTTGTAGTGGGATTAGCGGTGTTGCTCTTACGTTGCTATCGTCGTACAGTTCAAGGAACTCCATAACTGCGTCTGTCGTGGCTTCTTGGTCATGTAGTTCGTCACACGGTACTACAAAGTCTGCCTCATACTCATCGGCCAACTCCAGCACGTCTTTGTTCGTTGTGTCATCGCCAATACCACTATCTTGTATCCACGTTGTGCAACTGTCTCGAATCTTGGGTTTTTGGTTCTTTGGTTTCCCGAGTTTGTACGGGTAGGGATACGGCATATTTGACGCTACATAGATGTCTATTGGGCAACGGTCTACCCGTTCAAGGTCGTAGTCTCGGTACATTACCGTTCCCCGATAGCAGATAACCCCACGTCTTCGGGGTCCATCCGGGCCAAGCGGTCGGACGTGTGGCCGCTATCTCCCTGTTCAATACTCCGGCAGTAAGAACACTTGACAAAACCAAGCCGCTTGAGTTCAGACAGTGGTTCGGACACCATACTGCCACTCACTTGTTGGCAATCCTCCGTGTGGTACTTCTTTGCGTCTTTGTCGTGGTTGGTCAGCACTTCCATACCAATAACACATATCCACGAGTTTATAAAGTTATCCCTGTTGACTTACAAAAGCCAAACTGTGTTTGCTATACGTGTCTCACCCACGTCTTACGTTCATTCGGGTGGACGACATAGTTTTCCGGTCGTGCTAAGTTGTCGTCCATATCCGGGTCGTGTGTTGGGGCTTCCTCTATCAGTTCCTTTAGCCGTTCCATCTTCACAGGTTCACCACCGTGGTTCGGATTCGTTTGCTGTATGAGCCAATCACAAGCGTCTGTGGTGCGTTCTGGTTGTTCGGATTGGGTTGCACCCGTCCAGTAAAACTTCTCGTCTGCCATGCCCGTCTCTCGGTAGCCTTCCTCTCGTGCAGTGTTCACAATAGAGGCTGTTTCAGTTCTGGCGATTGTCTCGGCTTGATTCCTGCTTAGGCTATCCTCGAGATCCATCACTGCATCGGTCACACTGTCGGTTGTCCATCCGTCGTCTGTGAGTTGTTCAGCAAACGTGTTTCGCAACTCTTGGAGCTTGTTACTCGGTACGGTGTCGAATTGTGAGAACAATGCACCCGACAGGATACTCTCACGCATTCGCTCTTTGACGAACTCCGGCATGGCCGTCTCGGTGAAACTGACTAACTGCTTGTCGTTGTCGGCAGACCAGATACGCTGTTGTAGGTCTAACATATCTTGTTCCCACGGTTCCATACCGTCTGTGCTAAAATCCGTATCAACCTCGTGGCCGGATGATTCAAACCGTGATTGCTCTGCCGATTCCTTAGCCGAGAGTTCCGCGTTCTGTCGGGCTTCTTCAAACTCATCCACTTTGCGCGCTGCCCACTCAATGCCTTCATCCCCACCCCATGCGTTCCACATAAGCCACCCGCAGTCTTCTCGGCCTTCCTCTCCCTGCTCTTTGTTATCCTCATGTCGGGAAAAGTTGCTCATGCGTCCGATGGTATCCTCGGATAGATCCTCACCGTTGGCTAACTGATTGGCTCTTTCCCACCCCACACGAGTGCCACAGTCGTTTGGGTTGCCCGTGTCGTCTCTGGCGTCTAAGGCCATCTGTGCGTTCTCTCGTGCCGCCTGTGGGTAATCTCCGGTGTCTATATCCTCTACGTCTTGGAGGCTTCTGCTATCGCTATTGAAGAACGGCAAGCCTTCGTCATCACCATCACTGGTTTCGTCTGCGGGTGTCTGATAGGATTCCCCGATTTCTTCGTCTTCAATCGGTGCCATATCCAACTTGTTCCGCACTTCGTTGGCGGTCATGTAGTCGCCAACCTGTTGGATAAGACCGGCCATATCGCTCTTGTCGTTGAGGAATGGTTGTATCTGAATGCCCATATCCTCGGTGTGATCGAAGGGTGAGAACTTGCGAACAATTGGCCGTAGGTATTCGTCTGTGAACTGCACGGCAAACCGTCTACGTGCTGCTTCGTTCTGCAAGGCAAACAGTTGAATCCGTGCATCTGCGGGTGCGCCACTTCCCAACCCGTCGCTACCTTCGTTCAAGAGTTCGATGGGTAGACCGATTGCCGTCGAAAGCATCCGGGTATCCCGCTCTTGGATCGACCCAAAGTCAATTGTCGGTGGCTCCATCTGGTTGAGTTCCACATCCGGGCCTGTCGTCAATGTCTCACCCGGTCCAATATCGACGAGTCGGTTTCTAATCCGCCGGAGTTCGTTATCGTTGAGTTGTGCTGCACCCTCACGTCCGGCCTTGGCGTGTCTGAACGGCCACCCCAGACGGCTCGTAGCCTCACGCATGGCCTGTTGATTGCTCCTAAAGGTTTCAATTTCCTCTTGGTTTTGCAGCACGTCACTGATTCCCGTCTTATCCCGGCCACTGGATTTGTTGAGGATGATAGACCCGATTTCGTCCGTCTGGAAGATTTCAGTCTCTCGGGTGCCACCAATCTCTTGTTCCCACTGCACAATGTCGCCATATTCGTCCGTCATGGGTAGCATCGTCCACGGTTCGATATGTTCAATATGCGAAAAGCCACCCACTCGGTTTTCTACCATCTCACCAAGGCTCCACGGGTAATATGTGGCGTCTTCCCCCATCTCCAACACGGTTAGGTCAATGTTGGGTAGATTATCCTCAAGCCACTGTTGTAGGTCGTCGTTCTCACAGTCGAACTCCACACCCGTGCCGAATCGGATAAGAGCCTTTGCGTCAAACGCACTCGTGATAATCCCGCCACTCTCTCGGATCTGCTTGACTTCTCTTAACTCCGACCGGCTTATGTCTTGGCCGCCAAAGTGGACCTGATTCGTTGAGCCACCACTGTCTACTTTCGTCTGTGGCTTTGAATTGAGCTTCCGGCGTTTGGTCGAAACCCAGTCGTTGGCAAATCCAACTAAGTTGCGAAAGAAACCCGTGTCGTCTGTCATACCTGTTCTTTTAAGCCAAAGCCACTAAGCGTTTGGCCTATTGCCGTTCTATCGCCCCCAGTGCAAAGGCGAAGTGCAACCACATGAGAGACTTCTCATTCAAAGCCTTTCTGTGGGGTGGTTGTGTTTGCCACGAGCCGCGCATTTGCAACTTCCATTTTTCATACCGCTCTAATTCAGTCATACAATAAACGCCTCTTGACACTCACGACACCGCAATATCTGTTTGCCTTCCCATGCCTCTGGATAACCTACATTCTCCCGTGCCCGTTTAATTAGCCGTGCCTCTTTCGGGTCGCAACACTCATTCATCCTTCAAACTCCAGCACTAACCACGCATCTTCGTTATCCATATCGGCCATACGCATCTTCCCGTCTGTGTTGCACATCATGACTCGGTTGGTATCGCCTAACGCCTGTTGTTGCCATGCGGCTTCAAGCTCTCTGTCGTTGGGGTTCATTCTTCCTCCCTGTAGTCAATCACTATTGGCACGTCTATGAACTCAATATTGATCCCGCTCTCTGTGTTCACAACATACGCTTCGGCTTCTATCGGGTTGCCGTTGAACCACACGTCTACTCTTTCAGTCATCGTTCGTACCTCGTACACTCACCACAGAACCACAGTTCAACCACTCCCTCTGGTCCGGGGCATGTCTCAATGCTGGCTGGTTGGCCGGTGTACTGTTCGCCACATTCTTCACAGTGCCAATGAGCTACTGGTTCAGTCATTTGTGCCAACACTCTCCACACTTCACACGGTCCATAGCCTTTTGATAACTGTCCAGTTCACACCCACACACGGTGCAGTATCGTTGTTCAGTCATCGCAATCGCCCCGCTACTTCATCGGCAATCTTGCGGTACTCTGTCGCCTCCAGTTCGACCGGGTTTCTACCGTCACCAATCTCCAAGGCTTCGGCCACGGTGTCACCCAAGGCCGAGTCAATCCGGTCTAACTTCTTGTTCACTTCCGACAAGTCCACACTCTCTGTAGGCACGTCACGCCCCACGACTTCCTCTACAGGGACGAACTCTTGCAGTTCCGGCGGTGTCTCGGTACACCGTTGCAGGTATTCGTTCCACGTCTCACCGTCTCGCTTTGCCTCTTGAGCTTTTGCTTTTGCGTCTTTGCTTACTCGGATGGTTGTGTATTCAGTCATGTTAGTAGTGTTTAACCACTGCGTCACAGTCACGTCCGTCTTCCATCGTTGCACCGTTGTAGACGAACTCATTGTACACTGCCGTGCCGCTCCATGCATCTCGGTCGTTCGGGGCAAAACGACCCTGATCAATACGCCGGACGTTCATCATGTCGTCTTCGGTGAGGATCGTCATAACTTCCCATTCTTCGCCGTGTTCGGTTACGATAACGTCGCCTTCGTCAATGTTCAGGTTCTCTACCATCGCCGGGTCTGCGTTGTTGTCTTCCATTGCATATGATTGTATAACCCCTTACTACATAAATGTATCCATATGGTATAGCCTTGCCTACTCTCGGTGTCTGTAGTATCGGGCACTGCATTCAGGGCACTCCCACGTTCGCACCGTCATAGCTTGTTCGGCCACGTATCCCATTGACGCATCACAGTAGGCTCCACAATCCGTGCAGACGTGTGGGTCTGGCAACCACGGACACAGGTTCTTCGTTGCACTCTTGGCGTTGTTGACGGCCTTCTCTGCGGCTTCTATCGGTCGGTCTAACCCCATAGTTCACGCCCTCCATACGATCCACCAAAGATATTTTGACTGGTTATGTCCGTGTGGTTCACGATCAGGCTCAGACTGTCCATAAGGTCATCATGAGACGAATCGGGAAAACTAAGCATCTGATTCCGCAGCTCTGAAAAGTCATCTTGGCTACCCGACCAATCGCAGAACTCCACAGTCCCATTCGAGAGTGGAATACTCAAGTCTATCAGTTTATCTTCTTTGTTCTGGGTGGTTTGGACAGGGATAGCGTTGAGTCCGGCGTCGGCAAGAGCTTGTTGCAACCATCGTTGTGTGGTGTTCGACTCAACTATCATCTGGGCTTGTGTCTCTATCTGTCCCTCTATCGCTTGTAGCCACTCCACACCCTCAGATAGCGTCATGCCGCGTTTTTGCTTTGAGTCGGCCACATACAACTTGCCCTTGCGTGGATGGACGTACGCCACTGTTACGCCCCAATAGTCGCTGTCCCTATCGTTTGCCTTGCCACTGTCTGCGGTTGCCGCTGGGTCCACACCAATCACGGGTTGGACTGTCTCGGATATATCCTCGGGATTCGCCCAGTGGAACATGCCCGGCGTAAACACACCCCCGCCAACTTCAATGAACTCACCCATCACCTCTTGCATCCGTATGTCGTCCGGTAAATCGGAGTCCATAGCGTCTTTGTAGTCATCCGGGGTGTGTGGGTTGGCCGATGTTGGGACGCCTACAATAGCCCGCCTGTCGCTTGTTTCGTACAGTGTTGCCTCTCCATAATCTTGTTTCTCGGCGTCCACGTCGCCCACGAAAAAGTCGTATGTGTCGTCTTTACCTTTCGGTGTAGTAGTGACGTATAGGTTCCTGTAGTTGCCTGTCCGTAATCGCTGCATGGCAATCTCTTGGGCACGTGCCGGCACTGCCGTCTTTTCGTCTATCCAGACCCATGCAAGGTTCAGTCCTCGCAGGCGCTCAATCGTCTGTTTGTTGTCTGCCGAGAGGATCAATGCCCGACTGCCATTTGGGGCGTGGATCCCCGGTTCGTCCGAGTATGCAGACTTGTATTCCCAATTGATAGGCGGGTCGAACAGCCCCAAATCACGCATTTCAGGAATGATGACGTTCACCACCATCTGCCGCGTTGGGGCAATAATCGCACCCATAGCCCCCACGTTCCACTCGGTCATGTTGCGGATTGTTCGGATAATACCCGAAAACGTCTTGCCCGCTCCCACACCCGAGATATACCCTAAGTAGCGTCTGTCCGACCGAATGAATGGTTTTTGTTCGTCAAACGGGTCAATCACAGTTGGTTGTGCTGTGCTACTCATCGACGTTAATCACGATTCCCCCACCGTCTTCTCCGGTGAGTTCTTTGGTTTCACTCTTGCCGTGTCCGGTCCTGTCAAGTATGATTTTCCACAGTCTGCGCATTTCAGACATGATTGCCAACTTATTCTCGGCTTCCTCTGCCCTCTCGTATTCTTTTTCCAAGTCTCTGATTTGACTCTGGATTGTGGCTGTTGTTGAGTCGGCCATCTCATCCAACCGCTCTTGGGCTTTTTTCTGGACTTGAGAGGCTGCACCACCATGCACATGACAGACGTTGCCGCCCTTGATAGCCGCCCTCTGGCAACGCTCACCCGTGCTTTTGGCCGTTGCCGTGCATTGCCTACTTTCGTCCACCATGGGGTTGCTCCATACCATGGGGTTATAAGGCCACCCAAAAAAGTATAGCGGTGTTACAGATACAACCCGTGCATCATGTTGCTATTTGTTCATATGTGTTGTTGATACCTCGATACACAGTCTTTCGACGGCCAACCATGTGAATCTTCAAACTGCCATGCTCTGTTGTGAACACCACTCGAAAGTCACCCTTACGCAATCGGTACACACTCTGGGTTGGTCCACGCAAGAGTGCCACCTTCTCGTGTTTCGATGGTTCGGGTAGTCTGGCGATTGATTCCAGTAAGTCTTTGAGCTTGTGCTGTTCGTCTGTGGGTAGTGTGTTCCACTTGCGTTCAGTTGACTTTTCGATTAGAATCTCACGACTCATTTTTGGTCTTGTTGTTGGTGTAGCGTTCCACGAGTTGCTTTGCCTTGTCTGCAAGATACCCACCCGGCAATAGCACAAATATCAAGAGTGCATACAGTGGGACAGTTACATCTTGGCCGATAAACGATAGTTGTTCTATCATACGATTAGATACCACTTAGTGTGTGTTAGGGTTTTGGCCTATACGAGACCTTCCACAACTTCACACGCCTTGCCTTGCACATAATCGTCTGTAGACCAATCCGGTCGGTAATGTGTGTCTAATCGCTCTTTAGCGTCTGCCACGTTCTCTGTATCCAACACGCATATGTCCGGTCGGAACTCGTGGTGTGAGAATATCGACGTGGTCTTATCACCCCACAAGTGAATGTGGTACTGCATCCGTTCGTTCTGTGGATCTACCTTTCGTAGACTCACCTCATGGACCTTTCCCGTGCCCGGATGCAACTTTGCGGCTTCCAGATTGATACCTGCAATCGTAGGACTGAACTCGTAGCCATCCATCAACAATGACTCACGAGTGGTGAGTGGATCTTGTTTCACGTATCCAACCCGCTCTTGTGTATCTAACTCATAAGCCGTGTAGTATCCCAATCGTCGGGCAATTGGGTCTACTGCCGCCATGAGCTTTGTCTGTGGGTTAGTCATTCAAACTTCACCTCATGGTCTGAACTCTCTTGTAGTCGTGTCACGTCGATATTGACACCATACCGTGAGCCTTCGTCTGCCTGCTTGATTATCTCGTGGACGAATGATTCAACTGCGTTTGGATGGTCGCTTTTAATCTCAATAATTGCGCTGTAGTCACTCATAGTGTTGCTTGTCCCTCTGGTTTTGTCTCTCGGTTCTTGCGTCGAACGGCCTGCACGTGTTT